TACAAGTAGCTTGCCATGTTCAGGAAGCTATCTGACCCTCCACTTAAAGGATAACCTATAAATTGCTGGCGTTCAAGCTCGTAACGGGTTTTTTCTTCCTGCTTCTGCTTTTCGGTATCGGTCTGCAGGGCGGTTTCCCGTTCCGCACCCCATTGCCTCCTATAAGTCCTTTCCTGTGCCCCCAAATCTTCCTCTGTCCTTAACCTGCCGAGCCTTGCCTCGCCTTCCGAGAGTTCCTGTCCTCTTAGGAAAGTCCGCCTTTGCTGTCCTGCCTCTACTTCCTTTTCCCCTGTCCGCCTTAGCCTGTCACCTGAAAAGAACAGTCCCGCTCCAGCCATGCCTTCCTCGCTTGCCCTGATTGCCTGGTCAAGCTGGCGTTTGGTTCTTCCCAGATAATCTTCTGTTTGGGCGGTCAGTTCGGTCAATACCTTCTGTTCGTCCTGAACGCTTCTCTGCCTGGTTCTTTCTATTCCAGAAATGAAATCGTTAAGCTCGGCGTTGTAGTAGGGGTCAAACCTTTCCGAAGCCGAAGCCCTTGCCATTTCCTCATCAAAGAAGAAAGGATTGTCCTTTTCAAACTGGCTTGCCCTGTCCAATGCTTCCTTATAGGGAGCCATCATAGCGTCAATCATCTGCTGAGCCATCTGTTCAGGGCTTCCCCCGCCCATGCCCAAGCTGGGTTCTACCACCTCAGACCAATACGTGTCATCCCAAACTCCAGTAGCGGGGTTGACTGCGTAGGGTTGTCCTGTGGCTGGATTGATGTCGGTCTTTTGGATTGCCATTGTTTCTATGATATAACTTTTAACTATTGCTTTGCAACTGGACGGGCGGAACAATCATCGAGGCTGGGATTGACTCTACCATGCTCTCAAAGTCCAAACTGCTAATTTCCTCGGTTTCGGGTATCTTCACCAGCGGTTTCTCAATGTATTTGTCAAAGCCCCTGTCAATGTAGCTTCTCTGCGTCATATAGTTTTCCTTATCTCAGGTATATTGGTTCTTTGGGGGTAGCTGACCGTAGTTACCGACTCTATCCTGAAGTTGGGGTTGGTCTTGCCAGCTTCCTCAAAGCGGTAGCTTATCCCGAAAGCGTTGGCGTGCCTTGTGGGTATCAGGAACTCCGTCCTGTCGTGTTCCAGGTCGCCTAAGGGGTGCCAGTTATCGTCTATCTCGGCAGGACTATCCCATAGTAAATAGCTTACATTTATTCCCCCCGCTTTTTTGGCGGTTATTATGGCTTTGGTAAAAATGTTCATCGTGGTCAATCCCCTCGGATAAATAGCCGAAGTTTCTGCCGACCAATGTATCGGTTCTCCGTTGTGGTCGTAGCCTGACGGGGTAAGCAAAGCCTGGCTTTCGCTATTCCCCAGTATCACCCTTTGGGTATTGGCTTCCCTGATTTCCGTAGCACAGGTTATGGTATCGGAAATCGGGTCAATACTCCAAGCGTCAATGCCGAAGTCATAGCTGACCACGGCTTTGCTGATACTGATGTCGTGGTCGTCGTTGGTAATATCCCCGACATAAGCCCTGTAAGTGTTTCCCTCACGCCAGCCGACCACCTCTGAACTCATGCTGTCTGAAATCCCGTCAATGTAGGGCTGGATACTATTGGATAGCTTCACCGACTTGGTGCCGTCACAGGCATAAAAGCCAGACCTGTCGGCTACCCCTTTATGGTAATAGACGGACACTCCCCGTAGGTTGACCACACTCCTTCCGGAAGTGGTTCCAGGTGCGTCTTTGATTGTCCGCAGAGCCGACCCGTCATAGCGGTGCAGGCTGTCCTGCTTAAAGATAAGAAGCCTGTCATTGTTCTCGGTAATCCAGGTGATGAAGTCGTTGTTGTCAGTCCGCACATCAAACCAGTTGCTTCCCACCCAGAAGCTCTGGCTGGTAGCTGTTGCCTTGAAGGTTTCCTCTACCCTGATGTCCATGTCGGAAACTATCTCAGACACCGTGTATTCCCCGATATTGGCTCCCGAAGTAATCATCAATGGGTCGCCTACTTTTATCCCGTAGGTGGAGAAGCCTGAGTTGGCGGAAGTGAAACGGCTGGTTCCTGCGGTGCAAGCCCCGTTGGTTCCCCACTCTATACCCCATTGGATAGTGTTGTTCTTAGGCAGGTCGGAGTAGATAACCCTTGAGGGGAAGTTGGTTCCGTTTATTTCCACATACCCCAGGTAAACCCTTGAACCAAACTCCTTGATGTATTTGGCTTTAGGGGTTCTGGCAACATTTGTCCTGCCCCAGTTCAAGCCATCAAAAGTTACGGGAGTGGCATTGAAGTTCTGCAAAAACAGGTAGTCAAGGAACACCTCAAACTCCACCTTGTAGCTGGGGTTGAGGTTAAGGCTGTAGCCTTTACCAGTATCAACATTTACCACATCGTTGCCGTAAGCGGCTATCAAAGCCGAGATGGTTTCCGAATTGAAGCCCTTGATACCTGTTATATTTGCCATAGTTTAGCTTGTGCTGGTTGATGTAGAGGTAGAGCTGGATGTTGAGGTAGTTGTGGTAGATGTGGAAGTTGTCGTCGTGGAAGTAGAGGTCGAGGTGGAAGTAGTAGTCGTGGAAGTAGAGGTGGAAGTGGTGGTTGTGGAAGTCAGGTCGCTTCCCCTTTGGATATAACCCTGGCTCTTACCGAGAGAGCCTACTTCCGCATAGGAAACATTCTGCCCGTCATCAAGCTCGTTTGCTTTTTTCAGGAAACGGCTGGTCTTTACCTGCACCCCTCCTGAAAAGTCATCTCTGGTAGTGGTTTCCTCAACTTTATCTGCCATTTCATTTCGTCCTCGGATAATCGAACCAGTCTTCCCTTATCTTATCGGCATCAACCGCATGGTCGCCAAAGAACCTCTGCATGGCTCTCCTGCCCCTGAAGGTCTTTAAGGAACGGGGCTGGCCTAAAGGCCTGAGCTTTCCCCTCTGCATAGCCTCCAAAGCGGCAATCCCAGTCTGCACTTTCCTGCCCTTTTCCTTATCCTGGGCACCGAAGAACAGCTCAAAGTGTATCTTGGCTTTGCTATTGTTTCCTTTCAGCTGTTCGCAAAGGAAAATGGCGTAGTTGATTAAAAGTTCAGGCATGGGAATAGCGGTGGTGTCGGCAATATCGGAGTAGTCGGCGTCAGGCTCGTAATACCTGACATGGAAAGTTCCATAGTCGTCAGTTGCCGGAACAGGCCAAACCCTGAAGTACCCAGAGGTTGAATTGCTGTCGCCTGGCTTTAGGTTGTAGTAGGCAACCTCATCATCTTCCGAGGCGTTACCGTCCATTGACTCGTAGTCGTATTCAATGTCGGACAGGTGCCTTAGGTGCCAGGTTTCGTTCCTGGTTCCGTCATTGTAGTTGTACTTAATGTACTTGATGTACTCGATATGGGTGGAGATGTCGTCAAGGTTGTATTCCTTCTGCCCGTCAACCGTGGTGATAGAGCTGGTATCTTCCTTGAGCCAGAACCACCAATCGTTCCTGGTTCCGTTGATGATGTCTTTGGCGGCGTTGAAGTACCTGATGATGTCGGAATTGCTGACGATATTCCCGTCTGGGTCAATGATGGACTTGCGGACTTCCTGTATCATGTAGCCTATGGTATTCTTGGCAAACCCAGCACCAGTAATTGTCGGTGAGTATTCAGAGTAGTTACCTGTTGCCGAGTTTCTGAACTTGAACCTGTAATTGTAACCCGATACCCCTCCCTGGTGGATATAAATGGTTTCTTTCCTATCCCATTGGATAGGCGATTGGGAAAGGGCTGCCCAGACTGTACTCCCTGCTACCATGTCCACATCAATATCAACGAAGTTATATTCCGCCCTGTAAACGACAATGCCTTTGGTGTGGGAAAAGTTCAAAGCCGCATCCAAAGTGATTGTTTTCTTGTCGGAAGATACAGAAGATACGATACCGCCCTCGGTCTTTTCCTGTCCAACCTCACCGATAACGATAATGTCGTTTTCCGCAAAGGAAACATTTGACTGCACGGTAATGGTAGTTCCCGATGCGTAGTCGGCATCAAGGTAGGTTTTCTCGCTGTTGGCGAGGTCTGGGTTGTTTATCCTGAGCCTTCGGGCTGACGTTTGTGTCATACTTCTATTCTATAACTAATTGTTAAACCATTTCAACTCTGAACTTATATGGCAGGGTTATGGTGGTTGAGGTAGATGAGCTTGATGAGGTGGTGGTGGAACTGCTGGTTGATGAGGAAGTAGATGAGCTGGTTGATGATGAGGTCGAGGTAGTGGTGGTAGAAGTTGAAGTAGTTGTTGTAGAGGTTGAGGTAGAGGTGGTGGTGGTTGAACTGCTCGTTGAGGTAGAGGTAGTTGTCGAGGTAGAGGTCGAGGTGGTGGTGGTTGAGGTTGAGGTGGTGGTGGTTGATGACGAAGTAGAAGTAGAAGTTGTTGTTCCTTCCCAGAAGATGACAATATCATCTACTTGGTAAGGAACGGAAGTTGTGGTGGAGGTGGTGGTTGAACTTGATGTAGAACTGCTGGTGGAAGTAGTCGTGGTGCTGGTACTGGTACTGGTAGTTGTGGTTGAGGTGGTGGTTGGTGGGTCATCGGAATAAACATAAAAGATACAATCATCACTAGAAATGTAAACCCATCCACCACCACTATTTCTTGACTTATTACCAGAATGTGTAGGTGAGCTACTATCATGTCCAATGAGAACAGTACCAGAAGCATCAACATTTCTAACAACAACGACATAATAAGTTCCATTAGTTAATGATATTTTGTTTACACCAGTAAAAGTGAAATCTATCAATTCGTAGGAAGAACCGATTGTTGAAACATCAACTTGAGAAGATATTGCTAATGCACTTCCTGTTGGGAGTGATGTTGTTCCGTAAGTTCCAGTATGGGCATATATTGCACAATCAATATTACCAGTAGCTGTCCCTTCATAGTTCTGGATATAAAAGGTTGCCTTATTTAATAAGTAACCATTCCCAGTAAATGATTGTCCTAGCCCTAAATAGTAGTAAACAACATTTGATGACCCGTTATAATTTGCCTCACTATAACTATCTACGATTGTTGCCATATCAGCTTTCCTTTATTTCCCTTATTTGGATATACCGCCATGATTGTCCAGTTGTTGCTATGTAGGTATTCCACTCAGGGAGTTCATCGTCCTGGTCAAAGGCATCGGCACTTCCCCTTATCTGCAAGGTAGCAGTACCCTGACCAGTTCCGTAATAATTCCTGGTAACCGTATAATTCCTGGGATTGGCGTTTCCGAAATTGTATACACCGCTTCTTCCCTGCTCGGTTATATCAACTTCCAGCTTACCCCACTCCGCATCACCGATAATGGTAGGAGTGCCTCCAGCACCGTCTGAGAATGTCTGCCAACTGACAGCAGTTTCCCCTTCGGTTGGGTTCTCCTCACCGAATACAAGGCTTCCAGTAACGAAAGGCAGGGTGGTTGTAGTTGAGGTTGATGAGGAAGTAGAAGTCGTGGTCGTAGAGGTAGAGGTTGTTGTTATTGATGTCGAAGTAGAGGTAGTTGTAGAGGTTGAGCTTGAGGTTGAGGTGGTTGTGGTGCTTGTAGAACTGCTGGTAGATGAGCTGGTACTGGTTGTGGTGGTTGAGGTACTGGTAGAGGTTGTCGTGGTGGAAGTGGAAGTCGTTGACGAAAGTGTAGTGCTGGTTGATGAGGAGGTAGAGCTGGAAGTAGAGGTTGTTGTTGTACTGGTAGAAGTGCTACTTGAAGTAGAAGTAGTCGTTGTTGAGCTTGAGGTTGAGCTTGAGGTAGAGGTAGTAGTTGTTGAGGTTGAGCTGGTAGTAGAAGTTGAAGTAGTAGTAATTGAAGCTGGAACATCTGCGGAAAATACTGGAGAGTTTACCCCAGTCAAGTCATTATTATTGGCAGTTTCGTCTAAATAGTCATTGTTCAGTTTCCAATACCCAACCAGTCCAGCTTCATTACCAACCAACTCTCTCTGGTAATTATCAGATATTTCACCAGATGTCCTGATGTCGTTCCAAACCCTGACCTCATCCATCTTCCCATCAAAGTAGGAACCCCCCCCTGCCCTTGAGCCTATCGAAAAATCCACCGCACTATTGTAAATAGAGGTTGCGTTCTGCCTAGCATAGGTAGTAGTTTTGGCTACATTATTGATGTAGAAAGTGATACTGGCTTCCGAAGCATCCAAAACAACTGCCACATGAGTCCAAACCCCGACATTTCCCGCATCAAAAGCGGTATCGCAAGTTCCGTAGGTGGTATTGGCAACATCAGTTGAGCCATTGTTGCTGTAATAGAACAACATCTTGTTGTCACCAGCTTGGATATAAAGCTGGTAGGAAAAAGTTGAACCATCAGTCTTTGCCCCCAGCATGAAATCGGAAGTGGCGGTTGACGGAAGTTGCTCAAGTTTTATCCATGCCTCAAAACTCAAATCTCCGGTAATGTCCAGTCCGGTTTGGGCGGCATCGGTAATTTTTGCGTATTGGCTACTGCTTAACTCTAGGTCGAGTGAGTGAGTATCTGCCATATTAGAAGTAATCCTCTGTTTTTTGGTAATCGTCTGTTCCAGCCAGTCCTCCCTGCTGTTTGGCAGGGTCTTCTACCTGTATCTCCATTTTAACAGGTGAGGGTAGCCCACCTGCCTGAACCCCCACTTCCTCAACTGTCCACATGAACGGGAAAGTGGTGGTAGTTGAGGTGGTGGTTGACGAACTTGACGAGGTTGAGGTCGTGGTTGAAGTTGAAGAACTGGTAGAGGTGGTGGTGGTGGTGGTTGAGGTTGAGCTTGAAGAACTCGTTGAGGTCGAGGTGGTGGTTGTAGAGGTTGAGGTACTTGATGAGGTAGAGGTTGAGGTAGTTGTCGTTGAGGTACTCGAAGATGTGCTGGAGGAAGTTGAAGTGGTGGTGGTAGATGTCGAGCTTGATGTCGAGGTAGAGGTAGTGGTTGTCGAGGTAGAGGTACTCGTTGTCGTTGAGGTTGAACTTGAAGTTGAGGTCGTAGTAGTTGAGCTACTGGTAGAGGTGGTAGTGGTTGAGCTTGAGGTACTCGTTGTTGTTGAAGTTGAGGTAGAGGTGGTCGTAGTTGAGGTTGACGAACTCGTGCTTGAGCTGGTTGAAGTAGTGGTTGTAGATGTTGAGGAACTGGTGCTGGTGGTCGTAGTGGAGGTAGTTGTAGATGACGAAGTAGAGGTTGTCGTTATAGTCAGGGTGGTACTGGTTGATGACGAGCTTGAAGTAGAGGTGGTTGTGGTTGATGAGCTGGTGCTGGTACTTGTTGTAGTTGTAGAAGTAGACGAGCTGGTTGAGCTGGAGGTCGAGGTTGTTGTTGTCGAGGTAGAGGTGGTAGTGGTACTTGTCGAGCTTGAAGTAGAGCTTGAGGTTGAGGTAGTCGTTGTTGAAGTGGAACTGGAAGTTGAAGTAGTAGTTGTTGAACTGCTACTGCTGGTAGAACTTGAGGTTGAAGTAGTGGTGGTGCTGGTTGAGGTTGAGGTAGTTGTCGTTGAGGTAGAGCTGGAAGTTGACGAACTGGTAGAGGTTGTCGTGGTAGAGGTGCTTGAAGAAGTACTGGTAGTCGTAGTTGAGGTACTGGAACTTGTTGAAGTTGAGGTCGAGGTGGTTGTTGTAGAGGTAGAAGTGCTGGTTGTTGTTGAAGTTGAGGTTGAAGTTGTCGTAGTTGATGAGGAAGTCGAACTGCTGGTTGAAGTAGAGGTTGTGGTTGTTGAGGTAGATGACGAGGTAGAGGTGGTGGTGGTTGAAGTTGAAGTCGTTGAGGAAAGGGTAGTGCTGGTACTTGAGCTGGTCGTAGTTGAGCTTGAAGTTGAGGTAGTGGTTGTTGAGGTTGAAGTAGTGGTTGTCGAACTGCTGGTTGAGGTAGAACTGCTGGTAGAGGTTGTGGTTGTCGAAGTTGAGCTGGAGGTAGAAGTTGTGGTAGTAGAGCTTGAGGTAGATGTCGAGCTACTGGTACTGGTTGTGGTTGTTGAGGTTGAGGTACTAGACGAAGTAGAAGTTGAGGTGGTTGTTGTACTGGTACTGGTGGTTGTGGTGGTGGAAGTAGAGGTAGTAGTGGTCGAGGTTGAGGTGGAGGTGCTTGTTCCCGACCACTCCCAAATAATGTCATCTACTTGGTAAGGCAAACTGGTTGTTGTCGAAGTTGAGGTTGAAGTAGAACTGCTCGTACTTGTCGTGGTCGTTGAGGTGCTGGTGCTGGTAGAAGTGGTTGTTGTAGAGGTGGAAGTACTTGAGCTGGTACTGGTAGTTGTCGTAGATGTAGAGCTTGAAGTTGAGGTGGTAGTAGTTGATGTACTTGAGGAAGTGCTACTGGAAGTTGAGGTTGTGGTAGTAGAGGTTGAACTTGAGGTAGAAGTTGTGGTCGTTGAGGTACTTGTTGATGACGAGGTTGAAGTGGAAGTTGTCGTTGTAGAAGTGCTTGACGAGGTAGAGGTAGTTGTGGTCGAGCTTGATGTACTTGATGATGTGCTGGTTGAAGTTGTAGTTGTTGAGGTAGAACTACTGGTGGAAGTAGTCGTGGTTGACGAACTCGTTGAACTGGAAGTAGAGGTTGAGGTTGTGGTAGTAGATGATGAAGTCGAGGTAGTTGTGGTTGAGGTTGAACTACTGGTTGAGCTACTGGTTGAAGTAGTGGTCGTTGAAGTTGAGGAACTTGTTGAGGTAGTGGTGGTTGAAGTTGAAGTAGAGGTGCTTGATGAAGTGGAAGTTGTCGTTGTTGAAGTGGAGGTTGACGAACTGGTAGATGTGGTTGTCGTACTGGTTGAGGTCGAGGAACTGGTAGAAGTAGTCGTGGTAGAGGTACTGGTACTTGAGGAAGTAGAGGTTGTTGTTGTTGAGGTGCTTGAGGAAGTTGAGCTTGAGGTACTGGTTGTGGTTGTTGAAGTAGAGCTTGAGGTAGAGGTAGTTGTGGTAGAGGTAGAGGTAGAAGTTGAGGTAGTTGTCGAAGTGGAAGTAGTTGTTGCCGAAGTATAATCCACCGTTACACTTACATAATCCAAGCTCATGGTGTAGCCTGTCGCACCTGCTCCCCGTTGTGCTCCCACCCTGACCTCAAACACCCCGTCAAGGAGTTCATCTCTGGTCGGGAGGGAGGTCATGGCAAAGTTGGTGGTCTTGTCGCTGGTGGGTTCGGTAGCGTCTGTATGTTCCGTACCCTCTACCACATTACTGATAAGCCCTGCCAAACGGAAGGTGGCGGAGGAAGCGGTGGTAGATACAAGCCATTGAGCGTTAAGAGTTACCGAATTGATTGTTGAACCTGCGGGGATTTGGGCGTCAAAACCAAAGTTACCATACTCCACGCTATCGGTAGAGTTTATGCCTGGTGCGGTTGTAGCGTACGCACCGTCATCGGCATAGGCGTTAGCTTCGTCTGCGTCCCAACCGCCGTTGTTGGCGGAGGGGTAAAGGGTTACTTCAGCCATATTATCCTGTCTTTATCTCCCTTACCTGCACATACCTCCAGTTTTGGGAAGTAGGTGCTGAATAATTAACCCACTCTGGTAATTCATCATCTTGAGCAAACAATGTATCACTTCCCCTTATCTGTAAAGTGGAAGTTCCCTGACCAGTTCCGTAACGGTTTCTGGTAAGGCTGTGTGTCCTATCCGAAGCACTACCCAAATCGTAAACCCTGCTCCTGCCTTGCTCGTTGATGTCTATTTCCAGTTTTCCCCAATCAGCATCTCCGATAATTGTAGGGTTTCCCCCTGCCCCATCACTCCACAAAGCCCAGCTACTTGGAGTTTCCCCTTCGGTAGGATTTTCCTCACCGAAAGCCATTCCCCCCTCGGTTTGGTTTAGGGTAGTTGTGGTAGTGGTGCTGGTTGAAGTTGAGGAACTTGTGGAAGTTGTGGTGGTTGAGGTTGAACTACTTGTAGATGAGGAAGTTGAAGTAGTGGTAGTTGAGGTACTCGTAGAACTTGAGGTGCTGGTGGTGGTGGTTGAGGTAGAGCTTGAAGTTGAGGTGCTGGTGGAAGTTGTCGTAGTTGAAGTTGAGGTACTAGAAGATGTCGAAGTGGTGGTCGTTGAAGTTGAGGTAGTTGTAGAAGTTGAGGTTGTAGTTGTTGAGGTTGTAGTTGTTGAGGTAGAGCTGGAAGTGCTACTTGATGTAGAAGTAGTTGTGGTTGAGGTACTTGAGGAAGTAGAGGTAGTTGTGGTACTGGTAGATGTTGAGGTGGTAGTAGAGGTGGAGGTGGTTGTCCCCCCCGCCGTATAGGTGGCGTAGATGGAGTATTTATATACCTGACTTCCAGCATTTACCGAACTAGGAAATGTTGGATAAGTCATTGATGTAGTATTGTATTGATTTGTGCTTCCAGTATCATGCCAAACCTGTGCATATCCCCCAAAAGGAGGTCCGCTCCCTGAATTAGAACCTACAAGCCAATAATCTTGAGCGGTCAAGGTGGGAGACGAAATAAAATTTAATGTCATCCATGCAGGCGAAGCATCAATCCCAGATGAGGATGTTTGCGTTTGTCCATTAGTTACTTTGTTTCTACTACTATCATATAGGCACATAGTAACAGTTGTATTCGGTGAACCACTTCCTGTGCGTTGACAATAAACGGTCATACTGTTTCCAGTACCCGCCGCTCCCGCAAATACAGAACCTTGACATGCACTACTGAACCAAACATAGCCATTACTTCCCCCTATTGTTGTATATCCAAACGTCAACCCCGCAGCATGTCTTATCGGATAAATCGCACTATCAAGAAACTCCTGCGGAATGATAACTGTTAAAACCTTGTTTTCTATGTGAAGCTCTCCCCAAACCTCTTTTCCCACAGAGTCAATTATCTTCGGGCGGTAGATGTGTCCGACTTTACCAACTTTGTATTCTTTTCCCCCTGTCCAGTTGGTCTTTGGGGTTTTGGCATATACCGCATAACTTCCCTCTACATTTTCAGGTCTTTTTGCACCCTCATCTATTTCTTCTTGGGTAAGGGCTGGCTGGTAGAAGTAGCTGACATCTTTATCTTCAAGGGTAAAAGAAAGGATATTGGTATCGGGCTTTTCCTTTAGGATTACCTCAAACTCCGTTCCCCCCTCACCTTCGGTTATCTCGTAAAAGTGAGCTTCGGTTTTATCTCCTTTGACTTTAATCTTGCCGTCTTCAAGTTTGGGTTTCTTGTCTTTGAGGTCGTCACTAACCAACCTAATTGACACATTACACTCGTTATCCCACCGCATCACCTTAACTTGGGGCTTGAAGGTCAACTCCTTGCTATCGCCCACCTCGACTTGAATACGGTCTTTTGGGTCGTCTTTAGGTGTGGCGAAGTAGGTGTTGTTTAGTTTGGTGTAATCCATAGTTAATAAAAAAGACGCTTAATGCGTCTCCAACTCTATTTAACCACTTTTAGGGGAACTAAGGCAACTATGAAGCTGGGTTGTCTATAACAAACTCACGGGGTACGGTAACGGTGGTAGTCGAGGAAGAAGTAGAAGTAGTGGTGGTTGAAGTTGAGGTGGTGGTGGTACTTGTTGAGGTTGAGGTAGTGGTGGTTGAAGTTGAGGTAGAGGTTGTTATGGTAGTAGTAGTTGAGGTAGAGGTGGTGGTTGTAGAACTTGAGGTAGAACTTGAGGTGGTTGTTGAGGTAGAGGTAGAGGTGGTGGTGGTTGAGGTAGAGGTGGTGGTGTAATTTACTGTCAAGGTAGGTTTGCTTGAACCATAATCAGCAGCCCTGAACCTTGGCTCGGAACTTGTATCAGTCGTGGGTGCGACATTGTCAAAATCTTTTTCAAACCTGAACCCGAACTTGGTTATCCCTGTTTTACTAATCTGTGCCATGCCTGTAGTGCTTAAAGTCCAGGTCTTAGTTCCTTCGATACCTCCCATCAAAACCCTGTCTGCCATTTCGCTTGAACCTACCTGGTCGAAATCATCACTTATCAGTCCAGTATTTGAGGCAGGGGTGGAAGTAACCAAACAAACATATCCCTGTGGGTTGGCTTCAGCGTATAAAGCGATAGTGGAACTGGTTATCCCGACACTGCTTCCCAAAGCCGAGGTATCGAACAGGGTAAATCCCCTGGCTATATTATAAATACTGCTTTTAATACCTGAATAAGTCCCAAAGGTAGTACCGCTATCTAAAGCATTACCGGATGAAGCAGACCTTAATGTATTCCAATTTTCATTGGAAGCATAAACATATCCGTCAACCGAGGTAGTTTCAGGGTTGGCATTGGGGTTGAAGGTAGAGCTGTCAGCCATGAAAGCATACTCAAGCGGGTGTATCTCTCTTGATACTCCCGTTGCCGAAAACAGGAACTTCATGGCATCTTCAGCAGACTCGATATACTCCAGGCAGTTATCCAGACCAACTAAAGCCGGATAAAGCCTGTAAGCCAATACAGGTCTGGTAGTTACTTCAAGGTAGTAGTTGTTGCCCTCACGGAGCTGGAAGCCGTTGGGAAGGATAAGGTGATATTCCTCTCTGGGAAGGTGAAGAAAATCAGCTCCAGCCCCGTGATTGGCAAACTCGGTAACTAAATGCCTGTATTTTCTAAACAGGCTGTCTGGGTTATTGGCATAGCAAAGTTCCCCTTTAGGAACGGAAGCGGTATCGGTTTTACTGGTAAAGTAAATGCCCAAGCGTGGGTTCTTTTTCCACATGCTTTAAGTTTAACACTTAGCAAATGGAAAATACAAGACATAGAGGAAACTGTGAGGGCGAGGCGGAGACGCCGAAGCGAACCTCACCCCCACAGTACCCTATATGTCAACGACATGAATACCAAACTCAAGTCGCTTATCAACATAATTGTTAAACCATTCAATTTCCTTGTCTGGTCTTTTTATTTTAGCATGGCAACTGACACATAAAGCTACACCATTTTCTACACTAAACCTTAATAACGGATACTTTCTAAATGACATAATATGATGTGCCTCCAATTTTCCGCCTCTTACTCCACAATCGTAGCAAGTGTAATTACACCTACTCAATACAGATTTTCTCCATAATTTATAAGCATCTGATTTCCTAAGTAAGTGCATAAATGGAGTAATTCCGCCCTTCCAACTTGGATTATTTTTTCCAGACATTCTTTTACTAGTAAAGCACCCAGAGTTTCGCTTAACTAGACCTTTAGTTCCCTTATTCCATGGTAATAAACCTTTTCTAAACCACCCTATATTTGGTTTATTAAAGTTTGGTCTTCTTCTATTTTTGTAAACTCTACCAGTATTGGCTAACCTGACTTTTTCTATCGTTTCTTTACTTCTTTTCTTACCAAGCCAATATCTAGCATTGTTCTCACTAATTTTTTTCTTCGCTTCTATAGTATGTTTATATGTCAATTACCGTCACCTCCTTAATTCTTTTTGATGGTTTCCTTATGCCATTTTTATCATGGTAATGACCCCATGGGTCGTATTTTGTACCCTCATTCAATTCTGGTTTCCATATCTCATCAGTATTATTCCACCGCAGTTCATCAATTATCGGTAAGCCTTTTCCAAGCTCACCCTGCTTGTCCTTTGAGGACCCCCAATGATGCCAAACCCAGGAACGGGTGGTTCCGACCATACGAGAATGGTATTCTGGATTACATTCATCTCTCCATTCCGGCCAAGCACAAGAATAACATCTAGCATCCAAGTCATAATCTTCAGAACCTCCTGGGTAAAACCTCTCATCATACATTCCGAACTTATCAAAGAACTCACGCTTAAAGACCGTGCACCAGGTAGCGATAGCGTCTATCACCCCAACCTTCTTCTTAGGGAAGGTATCTGGAAGCCCCTGTATGGCACTAAAATCGCCTTCCAGTAGGTAATCATAGTCTTCCTCGGTATAGGTTTCTTTGTAGTCAATCAGGTCAATATACTTCCCGTGCTCAAGCCCGTAACCCCACCCAGGTTCCCTCGGTGACATCGGGTTGACTGCCAGTATCTTTTCGTCTTGGTTGAAGGTTTCCAGTATCCCATCCCACCAGCGTTTGTTGATGAACTCGATGTCGTCATTACAGCAGGTAATGTATTTACTGCCCCAATGCCTGCCGTGGATTATCCCCTCGTTCATGGATTTGGCGAACCCAAGGTTGCGGTGGGGCTTGATTACCAAATGCACCCCGTCAATCTTGCCAATTCCGTCAAGCGTCTGGTCAACCACAACAACCCTGTTTCCGCCCATTTCTGTGTATTTGTAGAGGGTTTCAATGGCTGGGCGGATAAAGTTAGTCCTGACGGGATTAAAAACGAAAGTGTTGTTTATCATATAACCTCGCTTATAAAGTGAAAATTGCTGTTGGTATCCCAGGGTACTCCGTGTTCCTCGACAATCTGCCTTATTCCGTTTCTGTAAGGCGGGTCAAGGTTATCCACACTCCAGGTGTGTCCGTGGACAATCCAGGGGTGTTCCACCGAATAAACTTTCAGGGTTTCAGGTCGCCTGTCTTTGTTCAAGACCCCTTTCTCGGTGTATTCCGAGGAAGTGTGGTCGGCTACCCAGAACCCAAGCTTATCAAGTGCCTGGTAGGCTTCCCTGGATAACTGCCAGCCAGGGGCTTTGAAGCCCTTAACGAAACAGCCCATGTCGTAAGCCTGGAGTGCCAGGCGGTAGGCGGTATTGTAATTCCAATGCATACACTCGGCTGGGGTGTCATGCTTGAACCCGTGGATAGCCAGTTCAATCCAATCCCCGAACTTCTCTTTTATCATCTTGAAGAAAGGCGAGTTATCATATCCCTGGAAAAAGGGTATAGCAAACAAAGTCACCTTGAACTTCGGGTATTTCAGTTTCAAGTCCATTAGGTCGGCTATGCAGTTATTGCCTGGGTTCTGGGCGAAATCATCAAGGTCACAGACAACATCAGGCAGGTAATCGGCTTTGGTAAAGAATGGTCTACTCATGAATATCCTTCAACTTTCTGCAAACCAGGTTCCTGTTCTTGTAATGGTCACCGCCCCTTGATTGCCCCACTCCGCCGTCATCAAGTTCAATAAGGTCGGAAGTTTTATCAATCGGGATTACCCAGTTAGTTTCACCGTGCAGGTATTTATTCCCCAAGCAAAGGTAGACATCATCTAAGGACTCGCTGGGAAAATCGGGATACATGGATTGTAACTCCAGCCCTACGGCAACTGCTATTCTAGGAACAAAATAAGTCCTGATGACAATATCCACCTGGAGTAGCCTTCCGCCCCTGGTAATGCAGGTGTCGTTTGAGTATGGGGTCGGGGTATCGCCAAGGATACTTCCCTCCAAGCCCAGGATTGCGTTAGGGTGTTCCTCGGCGTGTTTGGCAAAGTTCTCCAGGGTTTTTTCCCTGACACTTAGGTCGTCATCTATAAAGAAACAATAGTCGCCGTCAAAGTAAGAGCCGAGAGCAAAGCGTACCCTGGGAAGAAAAAGCTTTGAAGAACGGACAACCGTAACCCTGCTGTCGGTGAAGTTTATCTCCTGGTTATCAATAAACACCACTATCTCGTCAGGCTTCACCGTTCCAGCCAGAAGGTCATCAACAATCCTTTTCAGGTTGTTTTCCCTTTCCTTGAAGTGGGCTAGGATTATGGCGGTTATTTTCACTTATCCGTCCTTTCCAGAATTATCAGGCTATCCTGCCTGCTGTGGGGAAATCCCACCCCGATAATAACTTTATAATCCCACTCAGGCTTTTTGGTTTCCAGATACCTGAAAGTAGCTGCCAGGCTGTAACAGTTCAGGTAGTCGTCCTCATACTGCTTCCCACCCATCTCCACTTTCTTAATCAGGTGTTCGTTGGTGGTAGTCCAAGAAAACCAGAGGATACAGATTACCCGTTTCCTGGCTATCCTGGTGTGTTCGTCCAGAGCCATTTCCAAAGAGGGCATGTGGTCAACGACATGCCTTGACCAGACAACATCAAAGGAGTTGTCGGGAAAGCTCATCTTCGTTCCTTCCTCTACCTGGAACTTCTGGGCAGGAAAGTTCTGGCTACACCACTCGACATGGCGGGGAACTTTATCAACTCCAGTATAGTCAACCTTCTTATCGGGAAAATGCTTTAACAGGGCTTCCAGGCTGGTAGCACTACCGCACCCGACATCAAGCAAACTTTCCCCATCCTTGACATAAGACATTCCTTCTATCTGGGAAGGGTGGTCTGGTCCGTTCCCACCGCCCCTGCACAACGCCCCCGTATCTATGGTGTTAAAATACGACTCGCTCATTTCTTCTCCTTTTTCCAATCGTCAAACTCGTTATACGGTTTCCTGTCATCATCTGGATTGTCCTGGTCGTGCTTATGGCTTGACCACTCCATGATTATACCAGGCTTATTCCCAAGCACCTGGTAGCCATGCCAAACCCCAGGCTTTATCCTGTAATCGTCACCCTGGGAAAGATAGACAATTTCATTGCCTGTAACCTCACTAGACAACACCAGCTTATAATCACCCTCAACCACGAAGAAAAGCTCAGTCTTGATATTATGGTGGTGGAACGCCCTGATACCGCCAGGGTAGGTAACGGTAATATCCACCTGCCCGTCCATATCGGGAACAATGTCAAACCAGGACTTACCCCTGGTATCCTTAAAGTTTCTCATCTAATACCTCCTTGATGTAGTCTACATCTTTTTTAGTAAGCGTTAAAGCCGAGGGCAACCACAACCCTTTCCTTGATACCAGCTCGGCAATCGGGAACTTGGGATAGTCCTTATAAATCGGCTGGCTGTGGATAGGCGGATAGAACGGGCGTGAGCCAATTCCCTTCTCGGTAAGCCTGTCAACCAACCTCTTGCGGTGGTCGGTCTTGTATTCTATAAACCAGGGAACATAGTCCTTGCTGGGTTTTTCCCCGACATACCACTCGTAAATCTTCCGTTTCTTGGCTATCCGCTTTTCAATGGTCTTCAGCTGTTCAATGGCAATCACCGATTGCAGGTCGGTATATTTGAAGTTAAATCCCATGTAGGGGTGGTGGTCGCCACCGCCGGACAGCCTGCCGTAATCCTTGAGCCTTTCAATGGTGTTGTAGTCACGCTGGTTGTGGGTGACGATAAAGCCCCCCTGCCCTGCGGTGATTATCTTGTGGAAGCTCAGGGAGAAACAGCCGAACCTGCCGAAAGTTCCCAGGTGCTTCCCGTTCAGCTTTGAACCGAAGGCTTGGCAGGCATCTTCAATCAGGACAATCCCCTGGCGTTTACAGAACTTAACAACCGCTTCCAGGTCGCCACCCCTGCCATTGATGTCCACATAAATTGCCGCCTTTATCCTGTAAAAACTGTCAACCGATTTCATATCCAGGCAAAGGCTGGAGGGGTAAATATCGGCGAGCTTCAACCGCTTGTGAGCCATAACCACCGCATTGGGGGTGGCAATCATGGTGTAATCAGGAACCAATACCTCGTCAATCATTGTCAGCTCGGTAGCCATTAGGCAAAGGTAAAGGGCAATCGTTCCGTTAGGAACCATTGATACGAACGGCACATCAAGATACTCTGCCAACATCTTTTCGAGCTTCTCTGTTTCCTGGTATTCAACGATAAAACCACCGCTTTCCATGTAGCGGTTTACCGCTTCCCGTTCAGCTTTACCTATTAGTGGTTCACATTGTGAAATCGTTTTCATATTTTAAGAGCACCTCCCTTGGTCTTTCACCTATTTTAACTGCTGGAGTTCCTGCGTATATTCCCCAAGGTTCGGTTGACTTGAGGACAAGGGAATTGGAACCGACCACCGAACCCTCACCGATAGTGACTGTCGGGTGGACAACCACATTGGTTCCCAAAGCCGAGTGCTTCCGCATGATGACAGTATTACCTATCAGGTTAGACCTGTATTTGAACTCCACGAAAGGGTTGATGAAACCAGACCCGTCTGCGAAGTTGTTGGATACGCAGACAATCCGGCAACCTGCCGCTATGGTGGTGAAATCTTCCATTACCAGCAAACCCTGTTCTCCCCCGATTACCGACACATGGGAACTGATGTGGATATAACTGCCGAGTTTACCGCCCGTGCTCATATAGAAGAACGGGTCAATGGCGATATGGTTTCCCATTACCACCAGGTCAGGGCGTTTGATTACCGCACTCTCATGGATAATGATGTCTTTATCTGCCTTCATAAATCCTCAAGTGTTCTCCTGAAACTTCACAATCCTGGTCGTATTTGGCTTTGTCCAGGCTATGCTTTTCCCAGCCTCCTGCGTGTTCAAGGTGGAGTATCATGGTTTTCCTGGTAAGGATAAATGTTCCTGCCGAGCCGAGTTTGAAATACATTATCTTTTCCCCGTAGTGGATACGCATGGCTTCGTCCCAACCGCCCACCTTGTCATAGATTTCCCTGGTCATCAGCAGAAGCCCAGCGTCCCTGTTGCCCTGGTTATCCTCCCCGTATTTGGTAGCATAGGACTCCTTGACGAAAGCCCTGTCCCTGGGTGACTGGTCGGGAACTATGGCATCGGCAAGTTTCTTGTCCAGGTGGTATTTCAGGTGGGTAAGCCAATCTTCTCCGACAAAGACATCGTTCTGGAAAAAACAGAAGTAATCGCCTTTAGCTTTTTTAGCCCCGATATTGTAGCAGGCATACTGGCCTGGGTCTTTCATTTCGCTTAGGTATTGCCTTATAAGTATCCTGTCCTCCCTCTCCCCGAACTTGAAAACATTGTCCAGGTAAGCCTTATTGAACCAAAGACCTTCCGCACCCTGGGGAACCGTATCCACCCAGATAAGCTCGTAGTCTTCATCGTCCGTATATTTACAGATACTCTCCAGCGAGGTCTTGGTAATGTTCCGCATTACCTGGGTCTGGTCGTAGCTGGTAAAGATTATTGAGGTTAATGGTTTATTCTTGAACATAACTTAGAGCCTTATCAAAGAACTCCCTCCATTTAGGTAACTGCTTTTCCCAGGTGTAAAGGTCAAGGACTGCCTGCCTGCCGAGCTTTCCCATTTCCTTACGCTTCTCAGGGTTATCCCGCATCCACTCAATAGCCTTCCTGCACCTCTCTATTACCCTGGCGGTGTTTCCCAAATACCAACTCCTGCCGTTCCCGTCATTGTCAACTTCATCTGCATCAATAAGCCAGAGAGCACCCTTGCGGGCAAAGACTTCCTCAATCCCGATATCGGTAGCGATAACCGGAACTCCGCAGGCGGCGGCTTCCATGACTGGGAAAGTCAGCCCTGGGTCGGCATCAACTTTTAAGAGGACATCCATGCGGTTGTAGAGGTTTGGTATCCCCACCCAGCGTTTGTTCCCGTCAACCACATTGGCGGTAAACTTCTCCCCTCCGGCTTCCTCGGTATCGTTCTGCCTGTCGGCAAAGAAGTTTCTGGTATAGAAGTCAAACTTTACCCCAGGAATATCGAGCAAGGGTAGGACTATTTCTTTTACCCTGTGCCTTACATTGTGCATACAGCCGATTACTCCAACACGCAGTAAGCTATCTGCCCTAGCTTGTGGAAATGGCTGGAATAACTGGGTATCTATTCCTGGGGTCACTTCAATGAACCTGTCGTAGTTGTCGTTCTCCATAGCCCTGACAACCAACGGAGTGGTAGCCGCACAATATACGGTATTACTCCAGCAACCTTCCCTCGGTTCCCAGAGGATAGTTGCCATTTTCTTTCCATACTGTTGCCAGGGTAAGCGGTGGTGGGTCGCCAACAAAGGCACCAGCAGGTCGTAATCGTCTGGGTTTTTGTAAAGCGGATTTTCCTTGGGGTTGCCTGGGTTTCCCTGTTCCATTAAGTATTCCCCACCCAAGTACCTGATAAGGTACTCCATGTGTACCTCAACATACCAGGGTTCTGGGGGCATGAACAGTATTTTTTTCATGGGTCGTAGGTATCAATATAAGGATAAGGATAAAACTTCCTGCACTCCTTGAAATAACTGATAAGTTTCTCGGCAACATAATCCATGTCCTTGTGGGTGATTTTCGGTCCGATACCGACAAATATCGTGTTTTTCAGGACTATATCGGTATTCTCCAGCTTACTGGCAATCCTGTGCTTGCGGAGTTTGTAGGCAGGATGTTCGGTTAGGTTTCCCGCAAACAAAGTCCGTACCTGGATACCGTTTTCCTCAAGATACTTTACCAGATTTCCCCTGTCTAGGTTATAGAAAGTCAGGGGGAAGGCAAACCAGGAAATATCCACATCATTTTTCTTGTACCTGTCTGGGTTGCGGTAGTCTTTGTCGTCAGGCTTGCTGGATAACTTGCTTCCGCCTTTAAGATAAGGCAACGGTCTGGGTTTCCATTTGTTTCCCCAATCGGGGATTACCAAGTTCATCCCAGGGTTACCGAACCTCAACTTACCGTAAAGGTAATCGAAATTGCTTTTCCTCTTACTGATAAACCCGTCAAGCCTCTTTATCTGTTCCCTGCCAAAAGCCGCCTGAATTTCGGTCATCTTCATATTCAGCCCCAAGCTGGTATAGAAATAGCGGTGGTCGAAAGGCGGGTTGGAAAAACGGTGTCCGCACGCACCCAAGGGGTTCTTCTCGTCAAAAGCACAGAAACAAGCCCTGCCCCAATCCCTGATTGAACGGCAGGTGCGGTTCAGCCCAGGGTCGTTGGTCAAGATTGCCCCGCCTTCACCGCCCGTGGTCAGGTGGTGGGAAGGATAGAAAGAAACCGTAGCCAAATCACCGAAAGTCCCGACCTTCTTCCCATCAAACTTTGAACCTACCGCATCACAGCAATCCTCCACCAGCTTGAGCTTGTACTTCTTGACCAGGTACATCAGCCGTTCCATATCGCAGACATTTCCGAGGGTATGGGCAAACATGATAGCCTTGGTTTTCTCGGTAATTGCTTCCTCAACCTCGTTTAAGTCAATCACCAAGCTCAGGTAGCTTTCCACATCTACATAGACGGGAACGAGGTTGTGGTAGTACATCGGGGAAACAGTAGTCGGGAAAGCCACGGCGGTGGTAATCACTTCCGAACCTGCTGGCAGACCAAGAGCCTGTACGGAAATGAAGTTAGAGCAAGAACCTGAATTGGTAGCTATGGCGTACTTCACCCCGAACCACTCCGCCAATTCCTTTTCAAAAGCTGCGGTTTCCACCCCGCCTGAAAGCCAACCGTTTTTAAGTACCCTGTTTACCGCTTTTATTTCCGGCTTCCCGAAGGTGCACTCACCGTACAGGATTTTCCTTGACATACCTCTCCATCATAATTAGTAACTCTTTCACTCTCGCATGACTGGTAAACCTGTCCCTGCCAAGTTCATACCCACGCTCACTAATTCGCTCTCTTTCCTCATCATGCTCCAGATAATAGCCAATCTTGTCAACCGCTTCGCCAACTGATGAGAAGTAGTCACATCCGTCTCTGAGGAACAGTTCCATACCTGGAGCATACCTTGCCAAAAGGAAACCCCCAACTGTAAGGACTTTTCCAACCCTGTTAGACCAATATCCCCAACATCCATCATTAACAGAGAACTGGAGGATAATTCTTGCCTGTGCCACTCGTTTAGCAAAGTCTTCTCCATAGACTGCAGGTTCCGCATCAAGACCGAGCTTCTGCCACTCCTGCCAGTTCCAGCTAAAGACCTTGAGCCTGTGGGCTTTGTCAATTTGGGGCAACCACTCCCTTCGCTGTCCCTGCCCAATGCAGGAACCGAAAAAGGCAACATCGTAGATTTTGTCCTGTTCAATTTTGTCATATACTTTGTCTGATACATCAAACGGGAAATAATAATGGTTTATTCCGAGCTTTGCGTATTCTTGAGAAAGCCCTCCTTCATTTGAAAGGTATCTGTCGGCACTATGGCACATTTTAAGATGCCAGTCTGGGAATCCTTCGCTAAACATATAATCCCATACCCAGTACATAACTGGGGCTCCGGAGGATTTTTCACGAAGTTTTCCAATGATATCGCTAGAAGTAAAATGATGCCACTTAGCAATAATGTTGACATCAGCAGACAGGTCATCAGTAATTTCAGGCCACTCATTTCTTCCTTCAACGTAGGCTTTCCAAATATCCCTCGGAATCCTCTTGACCTCGTGACCCAAGTTTTCCATTTCTTCAGCGAGATGTGTTTCATCGCTTACCTCCCCAGTAACGCTTGGTGCAGAAAATAACCCAACGAAATTTATTTTCATACATATACTTTAGCTATGCTTGTTCCTGGTATCAGTTTCTTCATCTGGATAAACTGCCTAAGTCCCCTGCCCCTGGTATCCACCAGCTCGGTAACGGCGTGCATTACCCCAGGGCTTGACTCGTCAAAGTCGTGGAAAGCCATTACCCCGCCTTTCTTCATGTGGGGAAGCCAAGCGTCAATATCGGACTTACAGCCATCGTAAAAGTGGTTGCCGTCAATGTGGAGGAAGTCAATCGGTGTATTCCAATCCTTTGCCACCTCAACCGATTTCCCGCAGATGAACTTAGCTACCTTGTCCAATCCGCAACGCTCCCAGTATTCTTTCCTGCCTTCGGGGTCTTCAATATCAATGCCTGTGATTTGTACCCCCTCTTTTGCTAAAATGGCGATAGCGGTCAGCGAACAGCCGAACCGTACTCCAATCTCCACAACCACCGAACCTTTTTCAAGTGCCTTAATATCTTCCCAAATAGCTTGGATGTCCACCGAACTGAAATCGCCCCGTGGCAATTCGCACTTAATCATGTAATCTTCAATTTGATAGACGCTTGAAAGGTCTCTTATCATAGGTTCATACTCCAGAAGCCGTTTTAGGCATACTACACGATTTCACCAGAGGGGATTTTAGCCCACTTTGGTCTAAATTGTAACTTTTCGTAGTCAATTTTGAAAGTTGCGTCCCAAATCCCGTTATCAGTCCGCTTAAATCCCCACTTTTCTTCAAAGTAAGCGAAGTTCTTTTGCCAGTAAGCAGTTTTTGAAGCGTGGAAAGTTCCCGAAGTCTGCGAGAAATGGTAAACCAGCCAGTTGCGGTTCTGCATCGGCTGGACTCCAGCCAACTTCAGCTTGTATTCCAAATCGCTATCGCCATTACTTCCCCACGGGTCGTAGTTAATATCGTATCCCCCCACCAAATCCCAAAGTTCCCGCTTAATGATAAACGGCAGGTTAAACCCAGTCATCATCGGAAACGGGAGTTTCTGGTATTCGGAAACGAAGTTAAGGAAATCGGCTTTACGGAAATCCCCCCCCGCCCCTCCGAATGGCATTTTGATAAATGTAGAAGCACCAGCATTGGGCTCAACCAAGGTCGCACAAACAAACGGATAGACTTCCAAATACCTGGTAGCTTCCTCAAACCACCCAGGAGGGTAAATCATATCGTTATTGGTTACCATTACATATTCCGTATCGGTGGCGGCAACTGCGGCATTGACCGCCTTGCATTGACCCTGTTCCCAAATGTGGATACGCTTGACATCCTGTAACAACCCATCGGTAATTGCCGGTAATGGTTCACAATCACCCCCATTTGAGGCAAACAGCAAAGGCATATCTTCGGCAGTTTCCAAAATAGAGGTCAGGCACTCCCTTTCCGCATTTTTCATTCTCAGGTTATCGTGCGGTTCGGCAAGCCTTGAAAGGCTGGGTATGATGATTGTTACTTCGGCATCCATGTTAGTTGGTTATAAGCGTGTATATTTCCGAAACTCTTGACATATTCTTTCAGCTCTGGATTATGCCCCTGCATTTGGGGAGTGAAGTCTTCAGGGTATCCCCAGTTGTCGCCAAATGGGTGGAAAGCCCTAAGCCTTGAGCAGATACCGACCTTGTAGCCTGCGGTCTGTAGCCTTGAGCAGATTGTCCGTTCCTCATGGTTTCTGCCTGTCCTGATTACCTTTTCCCAGCCACCTGCTTTCCAGACGGCTTCCCGCCTCATTATCCGCATAACCGCCCCGCACATATTCCGTTCCTTCACATCTTCTGGGTCATCAGGGTCAATACCGACAGCCCCGATAAATATATGAGGACAAAGTGAAATTGCTCCGTAATCGGGTCGTGCGTCCATGAAGGAAACAAGCTGTGTAAGCCAGTCAGGGTCAAGTTGAGAAACATAGATATCATTGTCCGAAGTAATGAAATAATCCGACTCCGCAATCCCCAGGGCAAGATTCCAAGCAGCATGTATGCCCAGGTTATAGCTAGGGCGGATTTCAAGAAACAGCTTATTCTGTCGGGTCGCTTCTTCGCAGACTTCATTGTTGCCTCCGTTGTTGATGACGAATAACCGATAAGGGTATTTGGTGCGTTCCTCCAGATACCTGATAGTTTCCTGGGTATAGAACTGCCTCAGGTAAGCGGTAATGAAAATATCTATCGGTTTATTTTCCATTTCTTTAATCTTTCATTTATATCAAAAGCCAAATACTCGGCTGTAACCCGACAATCCCCATTTTCTCTTTTAATAAACTCATTAGGGAGTACCCCCAAATTGAGTATAATTGCCCGTAAAATCTCGGCTTCTCTTGCATCTATCGGTTTATCTGACATACCTCTCCTGTTTCTCATGGTGAACCATGTATAAAGGGATATTGAACGGTTTGCTGTGGTATTTCCTGGTTAGTTTATAAAACATATAGTAGTCCTGACCCCAGGGATTGCCTAATTCCCTGATGACCTTCTGAGGCTCATTCTCCTTATCAATGAGAAAATACTGCTCAATTTCAGGAAACTCCTCCTGAGCCATTTTGCTAAAGTCCCAAGGGTTCCAGATTTCTGGAAATCCTCCGAGTGCCTGGAAACACTCTCGCTTAAAGATGTATGTTCCTGAAACGACATTTCCGCCACCGAAAACAGCGTGTCCAACATCCTGCGGTTCTGGTTCAAAAGGTCCCCTAATGGTTGTTCCGTAATCGGTAAAGACATGTAATGATGAGAAATTAAATACTTTGTAATCGGGATATTTTTCTATCATCTTGACCAAACACTCAAGAGAATAGGAAAATATCTCGTCATCTGCGTCTATAAGCCAAATCCAATCGCCCTGGGCTTTTTCCAAGCCTCGGTTGATGGCGATTATTCTTTCAAGGTGCGGACCTTCCAGACGAACCATTCTCCCGTCGTTTGGTAAATCCACTTTGTTCGGGGAGCCGTCGTCGTAGATAATGTATTCAAAGTCGGTAAAAGTGTTACCGAGGACTGACCTGACAGCCCTGTTGAGTTGTTTGATTCGTAATTCGCTTCCCGCATAGTAACTGGTAACTAGACTAAAACGCATCCCCTGTGTTCTCCATTAGGCACATAACTTCCGCAAAGCGGACACTTAAAGTTGATTGGCGTATCCTTTTTCCTGAAACACATGGTGTAATTCCCTGCCTTGTTACAGTAGACCACGATTGCCTCTACGGGTTCAAACTCGTTTCCGAGCTTGGAAAACCTGAGCCATTGTTTAAACTTTTTCAACATCTTTCTCCCTCTCCCTTCTGAACAAGGGCTGTCCATGTTCGTCAAGCCCCCATTTCTTTGCCAGATATTCCTTATTCTTGTCCATTATCTCGCCGAAGTTTACGCCCACTCCCTCAAGAACATGACGGGAAGCACCACCGATATGCAGGGTATTCACCCGCTTGTTACCCTTGACCTTATAGCCTTTCTGTTCCATTCTGAACCGCCAGTCAACATCCTCGCTGTAGCCAAGCCCGAACTCCTCATCAAGAAGCCCGATTTCCTTGACAATGTCTTTGGTGGTGATAAAGCAGGAAAAGTCCATGAAGTCGCAAAGATACTGGTCAGGTGTCTTGTCCAGCCACTCCTGCCTTAACTGCCTGGCTTCAACCGCCCTGCCCCAAGGCTTCCCATACATCGGAACAGCATTTGAGGCATCGGTGTATTTCAAGCCTTCCTTGAGGTCGGAGAGCCAGTTCTCAAAGACAAAGACATCATTGGACAAAAAGCAGATATAATGACCGCTGGACATCTTGAACCCCTGGTTCATGCCTGCGGCAAACCCCCTGTTGTCGTCATTCTTCACATACTTGTCCACTACCTTTTCCCATTCCCAGCCTCCCAAACCGACAGTTGAGGCGTTGTCCACCACGATTATCTCGTATGGGTCGGTTTCGGGATTGGTGTATTCCCTGATATTGCCGATACAGAAGCCCGTATAGTGGCAGAGGGGATAGTCGTTGTTGGCTATCGGGATAATTATTGAGGTGAGGTTATTCTTTTCTTCCGAGGTTTCGTTCATTCAGCTCCTTGACTACTTTTAATAATTTACTGTCACTTATACAAACCAGGGCTTCCAGGTCTTTGGGCAGGCACTTGCCTGATACTCCCCGTTTCCCGTTGTGCCAGACATCCAGGTGATTATTGCCAATCCATTTCCGCTTATACATGATATTCTTCAGGGTTTCGTAGTTGGCATCAACTTTCCTGGCAACCTCGTATATCTCATTGGCATAGGTAACTTTGGTGGTATAGAAGCCGTTTATTGCCATCTTGGTAAGTTCGGAAGTAACCGTATCGGTGGTGAATATCTCCACACTCCTCTGGTATCTTGCCCTGAAAACCCCCTCGACATCTTCCCTGAAAACTAGGTCATCTGCCCCGATTACTATGATGTCTGGGTTTTCCGCATCTTCCCTCCAGGTAGCTTCCGTAAGAAATTCCGGCACATGAACAACCCAAGAGATACCGAGAATATCCATAACATGACGGCAAAACCCAGGATATACGGTAGACCTGATAATAAATACATTCTGCCCCAGGCTGTAATCCCTGATTTGTTTGATGATTTTAATGATGTCATCTGTCTGGTATTTCCCGTCTACAACGGGGGTGGGCAGGCAAATAAAGATATACCGCTTGGTAGCGGCTTCCTCTAAGGTTATATTACTACCTTTCAGGTCAAAATGCTTCCCGATATTGAAGGCGTGGTCAGTAGCCTGACCGACCATCCCCATACCGATAATACAAGCGTCAAGCATATAATAAAGGCTCCAATTCCTGCTTAAATACGAAGTCCAAGCCCCGTTCTTTCCTAATCTTTATCTGTAAAGCCATAGCCACATCGTTCCTCAGCCTGTCCACAATCATTCCTGCGGTGTCCTTGTGGTAGTTGGCTTCCGAGCGTTTCCTCTCCTGGTCGGATAGGTTAGCCGGACCGTATTTGGTGAAAGTTCCCTTATCCCCACCATCTCTTACCCTTCCCATTGCCTCGTCATAGCCAGCCAGAACATCCCAGTTACTTGAGTATTTCCTGAAGATAGCCGTCGGTCCGAAAATATCCCTGAAAGGGGGGAAATCCTGGTTCAACACTACCACATGCTTCGTCAGGGCTGCCTCCTGAGTCACCAGGGAATAGCTTTCCGAGACCGACGGCATGATGAAAACATTGCCCATCCTGAACAGGGCAACGATATTCTCATAAGGAACCGATACTTTCCAATCGTCACAGAAGTCGGAAGTGAAAGCCAAGTCCTGCGGTGTCAGACCCCAATCAAGACCCATCTGCTTCAGCTCATCACGGTAGGTTACTTTATCCCCTCCAGTTGAGTGGAAGTCGGCAACCACCATCCTGACGCTCATTCCGAGTTCCTTGACTTTCGCCATTGTTTTGATGGCGTATTCGACCTGTTTTCCTCTATCCAATCGGCACGGATAAAGGCAAATAGCATCCGCAGAATAGAAATCACGCTTCTCAATGAACCTCTTGAGGTTTTCATCTTTCACTCCATAAATCTCATCCAAGTCCGAAGGGTGGTGGACAACCCTGACCTCTTTCTCCGTTACCCCGAAGTTTTTAGCCACCAACGGCTTGGAGATGTCGTTAAAAAACACATAATAAGAGTTGGGGAACGGTTTTGCTACCAGGTTAAGATACTCGTCGGTAAAGACATTCATCAGCTGACCCAGTTGGACTGGGGGAGTTGCCGAGTTTATCCAATGAAGCCAGCGGATATTCGGGAACTCCCCCACCACCTGCCGTGCTGCGAAATTGTATTTCAGCTCAGAGGGCTTATAAACGATGTCCTGCGTAATACAGACATCCACACCCTTGAGGTGTTCCCTCAAAGCCGTTGCTATCGAGCTGACATCCTTATCAAAACTTTCATCCTTTTTGACCTCGTTGTGGCAGGGAACATTGGGAACTCTCAAAAGTTCCGCATCCTTGAACGCACCGCCAGCCTGGAAACTCTCGGAAACGATTACTTTCGGCTTATACCCATGACGGTTAAGCATCTTAATCTGGTCTTCGGTAACATGAATTAGGGAATATACGGGGTCGTAATCAAAGAAATTAGTAAAAATGCAAACTGACTTTTTAGAACTTTCCATTGGCATCTCCTTTTATTTGCTTATTATACCACGAAACGGCTCAAAAATCAAACATGCAGGGCTGGTTCAACCACCGCTATCTGGACACTCCCGTTATTGGCAGGGTCGGCATCCTCGATAGTGGCATAGATTTTGGTGGTGAAATTCAAAGGTGGGTTAAAATTGATGGTTGTTGAACCCGCACCCGCATCAGCTTCCATAGACCAGATTACCTGACCGCCTGCACCGCCATCATAAAAGTCCACATGGACATCTCCGCCTGCTGGTGTAACGCAGATAGCGGATATGCGTGTAGGTCTTTCAATAAAGTAACCAGTCGTTGTCCGCCTGATATACCTGCTCATTGTCGCTGATGTTGCCATTTTAGTTAAAAGTTCCTCCTGCTTTCTTTATATCAGATAAATTATCATCTTCCAAGCCCTCTCCGTACCATTCTACCCCATCTTTATCGGTTCCCGTAAGGGGTATGCCTTCGGTTTCTTCGGGAGTAAGTTTCTTATTAGGAACAAACTCCTCGTCCGCACCTACCTCTGGTATTGACTTCAGGAAGTCCTCTGACTCTTTGGACATCCTATGCTTGCCCATGAGGTGCCCCTGTAAGGCTTTCTCGTTGGAGAACTCCGCCCCGCAATGCTCGCACTTAAAAGGCTTGTCCTCCATATCTTTTTTAACGTTCTCTAAGTCCTCTGGGTTTATCCTTCTCAGGAACCCATAGGTACTTAACATCCCCTCGGCTATCATTTCTGGGAACTTCTTAATCTCGTTCACCCCCAGTTTCCAGTATTTCTTCTCGAATAAATAGCTGACTGGTTGTGACGGCTTCCCGTCAAACAGCTTCGGGTTATACACAATGACGGCCATAATTACCTCCTATGGTTATCGTCTAATTATTATACGGTTGTCGTTGTCGAGGTGCTAGTTGAAGTAGTAGTGCTCGTTGAGCTGCTAGTACTTGTTGATGTGGTTGTCGTTGAGGTAGAGGTGCTGGTACTCGTGGTGGTAGTAGAGGTAGAGGTAGAGGTAGTGAAAGTCCAGCCTCTCCAGCCAGTCCCGTCATAAACATACATGATGTTGTGGGTAGAGTTGTAGAACATATCCCCAGCCGTAGGATTGGCTGGGAAAGCCCCTGTTTTTCTCTTGATTGCCCCTCTAAATTTAGAATAGCTTGTGTGTGCCATATTTTATGCTGATGTAGTTGTAGTCGTGGAAGTACTGGTAGAACTGGATGTAGAGGTGGTCGTTCCCGTTATCCCGTTCCAGTTAGTTCCATCATAAATAAACCATTTATTATCTCCGTTATCGTAATACATATCCCCATCCCTGGGGTTTCCGATATCCACAGTCCTGACCGAAATCCTGCCCTCTAGGTTGGTTACATGCGTTCCTGGTGTTTTTAGGCTTTGGCTTGACATATTTTATACGGTTGTAGTTGTGCTACTAGATGTAGATGAGCTGGTTGATGTACTGGTCGTTGTTGATGTCGAGGTTGATGTGGTCGTTGTTGAGGTTGATGTGGTCGTTGTTGAGGTGCTGGTAGTCGTAGTCGAGGTAGAAGTCGAGCTTGAAGTGCTCGTGGAAGTGGTCGTAGAGGTTGAGGTAGAAGTCGTGGTAGTAGATGTAGATGTGGTAGTGGTCGAGGTGGAAGTAGAGGTAGTTCCGAAAGCACTTGTTGCTCTCCAGCGTGTGCCATCATAGTAATACAACTTCGTATCCGTAGTGTTGTAATAAATTTCCCCTGTTATGGGGTTTGATGGTGCTGTGGCTAGGGTTTGTATTCTCCCTGCCCAACTAAGATGTTTTGTCATGTGACTTAATTTTAGTAGGTGTGGGGATTGTTTGTCAACCCCCACACCTCACGATTACTAACTAGCCTGCATACGCACTACCGTCACCTGCTGAACCCCAGAACCCTCTCCAGTCACTCCAACCTTTACTGAATCTGGTACGAGATTTGAACAGAGCCATGCCTGTGTCGAAAGCGACATCCTGCTTGAACTCTGGTCTGACTCTCCAGAACCAGTTGAGCTGGTGCTGAGCCATGTCCTGAAGGAACCAACAAGTGTTGTTGACAGTAATATACTCCCAGGCAATTACATCCAAAGCCCCTTTGTAGATGTTCATATCATTATCAGCCGTTCCAGGCCGTAGCGTGGAACCGACAATGATTTTCGCATCTTTCTCAAGGTCTACCGGAACAATCAGACGGCCTGGCATAGCTTGAATCCTCATGCCTTTATCGTCCAACTGTTGCCTGAAAGCTATTCTAGCCGTTTCGAGGTTTTCCTCAGTCAAGGTAATACCAGTAGAGCTGGCATTAGATTGGGCTGTACCCCCGTCACTCCTCGGATGTCCAACGGAACAGAGAGGTTTTGCATCTCCGCCGTTGTAACCAGAGGTCGTGAAGGCTTTGTTCAACACTTCGGCACCGTGGTATTCGGCTGTTCTCCGAGCTGCCCTGGCTAATTGAGCTGGTTTGCCTTTGATGACATTGTATTGGTCATCTTCGACTAACTCCTCAGAAACCTTAAACCCTTTGGTGTATTTCTTGTGGGTATAAGTAACATCATACATTTGTATGGGGTCCTCATAATCCACCGAAGCACCTTGGGCAGTTTCCTGAAGCATACCGAAACCCGTAACCCCAGAGTCCTTCTCATCCTGTTTAGAGGACGAGTTGGTTCTGAAGATACGCTCAAAAACCATAGGCATCTCTTTGAAAGCGTCATTGAAGATTTCCCTGAACCCTGGTTCAAGTAAATCCCCAAATGTACTGCGGTAAGAAGCCATGTGTTTCTCCTTCTAGCTTTTTTTAATAAATTATTGTCTTTCAACAATCACGCTATTGCCTGCTTTAAGTCTCAGGCTCGTAAGCATTAAGCTGTGAGCGGGCAATTTTAACGATACATTTGGACGCATCCGCATCACCGTCTGGGTCAAGTTTCACTACGAAAAATTGGCCGACAGTTGCCGAAGTCGTATCCTCATCAATCTGGTCTTGGTCGGCACACTTAATAAACATGTGCAAATCACCAGGATTAGTGAAGTCACCATCAGCATCGTTGTACCAAAGGGCATTTTCATCAGCAATTACCTTGGCTCTGACCTTTTTATCGGTCATGTTGTCGTCTCCGGCAACATAGGTCTTGGAACTGGATGTCCATGTCCCGTCATAGGTATCAACGGAGGCATTGTCCAAATCTATACCGTCGTTGTTCACAATACCGACAACAACTCCTAGGACTAAAGTAGAGTTTGTAGCACGGGTAATCCCGTTTCCATCGTTGTAAACCAAGTCACCGACTTTGACTGTCGCACTGTTTTTAATGGGACAATCAAGGGTAACAGGGTTATCGGCACCGTTTAACTGACCACGGTATTCAAATCCTGCCATGGGTTTTCACCCCCTTTACTATTCTGTAAATTCTTTTCTAATTTGCTGTTTTTGTTTGGCATACTTATCAGGGTCTATGCCCAACTTTTCAGCAATCTTCTGTTCTTGGGGAGTTAGGGTTACGCCTTCCTCTGCCTTCCCAGAACTGCCTGGCACCGAGCCAATAGAGGCAAAATCCTGATTAGGAAGGTTGCCCTTGTCAATTAGGGTCGCTTTCTTGGCAAGCCAATAGGCGTTCTCTAACTGCTGTGGCAAGACATCCAGTTCGACGCTGGACAAGAGTTCCTGTTTGGTCTTCCTGCCTTTGGGGTCTATCATGTTAGCCCATGCTGTCGAAACTTCTTGCATGAGCTTCTGGCGTTCCTCGGACGGAAGTCTGTCTACACCAAACTTTCTATGGAAATCAGCGATTGCCTGATTCTCAAGGTAACGGCGTTGGTCGTTGCCTTGAGGCTCTTGAGCCTTCCCTGCCTCCATATCCCCACGCTTGACATCAGGACTTAAAGGCTGTTCGCCACTTATCGTGGTCTGCACCGCCTTCTCGACCCGATTGTAAAGTTCGGGGTCTTGAGAAATTGCTTTTAAGACGATATTCATTTTTTCCTGAATATCACGGGCTTGTTTTACCTCACCCGATTGTTCACCGAGCTTTCTCTCAAGCTCGCCATACATCTTGACCAAATCCTCGGTGGATTTGTTCTGCAACTTCTCAGGAACTTGTAAAGGTTCCCCGCCATCTTTTTCGGGTTTGTCTGGGGCTGGTTGTTCTGCCTGGACGGGAGCAGAGCCAGTATCTTTCGCTTTTTCCGCATCTTTTGCGGGAGCATTATCTGCCATAGGGCCTCCTTTGAAGGTTATCCTAATAATAAAGACGCATTTTACTGCGTCTCAACCTAAGCATATAACTAATAACTCACGGTTGTCAAGCTACTTTTTTTTCTTTTTCCCTTTCCTAACCTTGCTTCCATACTTTTTAACCCACTTTTTTGCGATAGCTGGGTGTTTGGCAAACATATACTTCCTCTGCTTTACCGATTTGAAAGGCATATCACTCTCCTATTTCATTTCCCAACCTTTATTTTGCCAACCATACCATTGACTCCATGGACTAACCCCACTCCAATCTTCATCCTGCCTGCTAAGCCTGCTGACTTTCATGCTTACGATTGCATCCAATAAATCGTTTAGTTGTATATTCCGTTTTATTTCCTGCATTTGTTCATATCTTCTTCTCAATAAATCGGTAAATGTAGCCTCGTTATTTTGCATTAAGCCATAATCATAAGTTCCATTAGAATTTGGTCCACCAATTAAATTTGTTGCCCATGGATTTTCCAGGTGTTCGGCAGCAGATACAGCAGCAGCCTGAGTAGCCTCCTTTGGAAATACGTCAAAAAACATCTTGGTCATATCTTCTGGAGGTTGAGATAAATTCTCTACTCCAGCCCCAGAAACATAAGCAGGAAAATCAAGTTTAGGTTTTGGCGGAGGAGTGGGAGTAGGGGTCGGTACGCCTTGTGAACCAGCAAGGGGAGTAAGGAAATCCTGATTGTCATAAGTCTTCTCTATACTTCCATCAGGTCCTATACGCATACTTTTCCATGGGTCTGAGTTCGGAAGATAACCGCTTAAATTTCTTATAGCATTGGAAAACCACTCACGGACATTTCTACCAAGTTGCTCAAACATATTACTTCCTCTTTTTCATTTCTTCCCTGCGTTCCAGTTCCGCAGATGATTTCTGGATAAGGGCGTTAAGAAGTGCCGCCACCGAAATCCTGCCACGGTAGAACGACTGGTTGACGGCAGAGTTAATCATCGAGTCCATCGAGGTCACTCCGCCAGCCGACCTGGTTATCTGCGACTCGGAAATGTGGAGAATATCGGAAAGAAGTGAGATTACCTGCGGTTTCAACTGCTGGTCCTGGTTTATTTTGTGGAGAGCCACCAGCCCGTCAAGAGTAATAGTCCTGATTATCTTATCCGCCTCGGTAGTCAACCTAGACATCTTATCCTCCCAACACCTTGCCTGTCGGGACTTCGTTGCCTCCCCTGACAAGACCAGGCATTATATCCATCGTACTGCCAGGAGCAGAGGGTGTGGTTCCTCTAAGCGGGGCAGGTGAGCCAGCTTGGGGCCTAGGAGAAGTCATTTGGGATGTTTGTCCTCCTGCCATCAAGTTCGCACTCCCGCCTTGACGCATGGCTATAGCTTGCATCTCGCCCACAATGTGTTGAAGGAGTACCTTGTATATTTGTTCAGGTGACTGCTTCATTTGTGGACTTCGGAGGAAGGCGATATGCACCATCGTGTGTGATGGGGGTGCATAAGGCGTGCCCATCGCAGGGATGGGCTTACCTGCCATGACAGCTTGGTCTTCCTGTCCTGCCAGGTCTAATGACAACTCCAAACGCTGACCCTCAATACCCGCTTCCTCAACCGACTCCTCTTTCTTGAGTTCCATCGGGTTCTGGTCCATTGACTTTACCAGCATGTCGGCGAGTTTCTCAGGGTCGTAGTTGGTTATCCCCTCAACCGCTACTGGAAGAAGCCTGTCGAACATTTCCTGGTTCTTGCTCTGCATCAGGGGTTTGGAAATAGGAAGTTCGCTCCCAGCCTCAAATTTGATGGTATATCCGCCCCTGGCTACGGGCATGAAGAACTCAGGTTTGGCCTCAAAGAAGGAAAAGCCGTCAACCGATTTTTCCTGAAGCATGCCCCGTTCGTTGGGAACCAGCTCCTTGCCCTCAATCGGTATCTGCCTGTATTGTTTCTTGTAGAGTTTTCCGCCGTAATTTTCAATCAATCCCTCACGGGCAAGCCTGGCGATTTCCCTCTGGTATTCCTCGCTTCCCGCCTTACCGACAATCTTCTCAAGTTTCGGCTGGGAATAGAACTGGAGGATATTGGCGACCCGCATCCTGGCGACATCGGTCAAAAACCCGTTCTCCATACCCCTAATTTTCATCCTTATCCGTTTCAGGGTTGATTCCTTGAGGATAGCCGCCTCGGTAGCGGTTGAGGGAGTTTTCTGCAAACTCTGAATCCTATCATCAACCCCAGTTGCCCTGACCGCATCCTCCTGGATTGATTTCTCGGTCAAAGCCACCGAATTGCCGATGTCTCCGTATTCGAGTGCCTGGACATCCTTGGGGTTGTCGGCAATGATTATCCCGTGCGGTCTGGCAATCAATTCCTCCTCATCCAAGCTGACGGTTGGGGACATGATGAAAGTCTTGTCAATATCCAGGTGGTGACGGTCAATCTTCATCCGCCTAATCGTATTCAGTTCTTCCTGCACCGACTCAAGCATATCAGGCTCTCCCTTGCCGTAAAACTGGTCAAGCCTGGTAATGTCCACGGCACGGGAAAAGGGAAGCCATTTGTGCTTGTATGGATTCGGCCCCATCCTCACCACCACATCGTTTATCATCACCACCAGCAAATCTTCCGGCTTCCTTGCCCAATACCAGAGAACCTCGACTTCCTCACCACGGTCTATCCCTTCAGGGGGTTTGTAGAACTGGTAGTAATCGGTTTCCCCTCCTGGCTTGACAAACCTGAAGTTGCCCGTCGGGTTCCAGATGTCTCCCGAAAAGAAAATCTTGGCATCACGGTAATTCATGATGTAACGGCGGATACAGTCACGGGCTTTATAATTCCCCCTGTTGATATCCCTCGCCTTTTCGTCAACGAAGAAATCATAAAGTGAAACATTCTCAAGCATCACATCGTCATATTCCATGACCTCCCGTTCCTCGGTATTGAACTCGGTCTTGCGTTTATTCTTGGAAGTTCCCGTAATATCCCTGACCATCCGTTTGTCCTGGTAGTAGTATTCCTGCCCGATAGCCGTACCCCTGATAAGCGAGGCTTTGAACACATCCATCATGGTCGAATCACCATCAGCCACATCCCAGGTATAGTCGAAAATGTGCTTCATCACCATCGCTTTGGGGGCATCTTCTGGGGAACGGGGAAGGATTAGGGGACGGGGTGACTGGTCAACGATTTCCGCCAAAATAGATTCAACCACCGAAGCGGTCAGGGGAATATAGTAGTCGGACTGCCAATCATCAAAATCTTTTTCCTTACGGTAGGAATCCCAGGCTTTCTCGCCCGAATCCCACTTGGCTTCCATTCTCGCCCGCATCGGGGCGTATTTCATGTCTGTATAACGCTTATAAACCCATTCCCTAATTTCCTGTTCCTTATCGCCTGGGTGGTAAAGCGAGTTTATCTTGGCGTTCTTGTTTATATCTAAACTAGGCATATAGGTACTTGTGCTTGCTCCTGCGGCTTACCTTTCTCTTACCAGGATACCAAAAATCCAAGCCGTATGAAAGGGCATCAGCCACATCATCGTGCTTGCCACGGGGAAAACGCAACAGTTCGTCTTCCAAGTGCATATTATTGTCAATGCCTTTATTATGATACACTTTTTTGTTGGCGTAAAGGGGCTGTAATCCCCGTATCCTTTGGTCCTTGGTTCTAGCCTGGGGTTTAACCTCCCTTAGAGGCAGCCAAAGGTTGCGGTTGTTCATTTCCTGGTGCAAAGAGTAGCGGAGGGCTTTTTGGAAGGCTACTTCCTCAATTCCCATTAAAATCGGGTGCCATTGCTCAAAAACCTTGAAAATCTCGTCAATTACCCCCTGCGGGTTGGCTTTTATCCGCCTAATGTCCAAAATATAGATGTTATTGTGGTCGTCAACCCCTGCGGTGACGATGGCGGTGAAATCCGACTCCTTTTCCGTGGAAATAGCGGGGTCAATCATCGTAAACTTGTTCAGGGGCCTGCCTTTAAGGTCGGTGAAGTCGTAATAGGAGAACCAATCCCGCTTAAAGTCGGCCTCGTCATCGGGAATCGGGTCGTTCATGTATTGACTGTTTGAGGAAGCATATCCCCAAGCTACATAATTACCAGTTTCCGTTTCCAAAGCATATACATCTTCTTCCTTACCTTTTTTCATCGAAATAATATCATCCTTACCCTTACCAAATCTTCCACCCATCCTCAACAGCCTTTTTACTACCTGCCATTTCTTCGCAAAATCGGCGTTCCTGATAAACCTCACCGAAGTATTGAAATTATCTCCAAGAGAAAAAATAATCGAATCACTCCACTTACTGTGGTTGCTGTTATCTTTCCTAAACTCCTCAAAAGGTATATCCAACCCCCTAAGCACTTTTCTTATTCTTGAACAAACACCTACATTTTTCACTCCCTGGGTAATCGTCAAAGCCGCACTTTTAGCCGAACCGTCACCATCAAATATACCTCCAAGCCAAGACCAATACTTAGTTTCCCAGTCTTTATTTTTTTCAAGTTTTTTCTTAGATAAAATATACTGGGTAGGACAGACGAACAATAGTTTTCTCCCTTTTTTTGGTGGTAGATATTCATTGTGAGTTATATCTTTCCTGCCTGTATACCAACGGTGGTCTTTCGTGCAACGGACAATTCTCCCTGATTTCATTTTCAGGTCATAAACAATATCCCTTTTATGGAAAACATTTTTAACAACAGTTTTTATCCGATTATTTTTCTTTATTCCGACCCCCCTCTCAAAACCGATAATTTCATCTCCAGCTTTTATTTCACTTATTGGTTTCTCTGTAAAATCAGCCATAAGGATTGGTGTTTCTGCTGGCGTACAGGAGAAAAAATAGGGTCCTTGCTGTTCCCGCAGGCTTTTCAGGTGGGATTGCTTGAACTTTGCTGGAAAAAGCGGCTTAAAATCCTCTCCGTAGAGGTCGCCCTCGTAAGCCTGCTTGACCATTACCTCAAAATCGGAAAGCACATTGTTGTCGTTGTCCATTATCCAGCCGTAGAGGTCGGAGTCGTGCCAGCGGGTGCCGATAATGATAAATTCGCCGTTCGGTTCCAAGAGGTTCAGGGCTTCCTTGTAGAAGTTTATCGTTTTTTGTATCTGGTCGGCGGTGTTGACATAATCCTTGTTCACCAAATCGTCACCGATAATGACATCGTAGTGCTGGGAAGTCAGGTTACTCTCCAAGCCCATGGCGGTGATGTTCGGCTCCTTTTTGCCGTGCATTCCCTTGGCGGTTGCCAGGGCTATTTCGTTCGAGCTCCAGCGTTCGGGATTTCTTGACAGGTCACCCCAGAGAAGGTGTATCTTGTCGTTGAACTTCAGCTGCCTTTTGATGTCGGTCAAAAAGTTGCAGGCAAGGTTGTAGGTGGCGTTGGCAATCAGGATACGCCTGGAGGGGTCTTTGAGAAGCTGCTGGAGGCTGTAACCGACGGTTACCAGGGTAGATTTCAGGTGTCCACGGGGAACCAGGACGAGTTTCTTCTTGTGCTTGTTGGTCTCAACGAAGGTGCAGAGTTCCTGGTGGAAGGGAGCCAGGGGAACCTTGTCCTTGCCCTCCTCGACCTTCAAAACGAACTTGTTGAACTTATAGAGGTTATTCTCGAGGACTTGCCTGGCAATCGGGATGTTGACCGCCACCTCTTCCTCAATCTTTTTGGCTATCTCCTCTTTGGTAGGCCGCTGCCGTTTTTTCATATCAATCAGGTAAGCATACCCCCTTCTCGGTAGTTTTTTCCTCGGCAAACTTCCACATCGTGTCCTCCAGGCTTCCCACCAAGGTCAGAATAGCCGGAAGGTCATACTTCGGAACTCCCGTAGGCTTCACCGCCCGTTTATAAGTTTTCCCCCAATAGGTTTTCAGTTCCACCCAAACCCCGATGTTGTCAAACCCAGCCTTTACCGAATATCCGGCAATCGGCCTCTCCACCTTTACCGCCAAATCGTTGAGCATCTCAGCCAGAAGCCTGAAATAGTCACTTTTCTTCCGCCTGTTCCTTTTAAGTTTCTCCTCTTTGAGCTGGTTCTCCTCCAGCTCCTCTTTATCCGCCAACCTGTTGAAATAGATAACCCATTTGGCCGCCTTCTTCTCACTATCCTGCCCAATGGTATCCAGGATATCCCTGGCTTTCCCTATCTCCAATTCCTTTTTAGTGAGTTTGTATTTAGGCATCTTCCCTCCCATTGTAGCACAGCTTGACAAACAGGTTTTTCTGTGGTAAAGTATTCATTGCTGGAATCAAGTTTGGCAGAGCCTCTTTGGGTAAGGCGGTTAGGTTTTAGCCAAACTTGAACCGCAACCGCTTTAACCAAAGGGGCTTTAATTATGGCAGGACTTAACTGGGAAAAAGCTAATAGACAACAGAAAGTATTTGATGATAAACTAAGAAGTAATATGTTACCTCACCATAAATGTCCTTCATGCAATTCTCCAATCTACGATAAAAAGCCGGTATGCGGCGTTTGTTTCAAAAACGGAAAATATCCACGACGACTGTGGAGAAAAAAATAGAAAGGAAGCTCGCCTGCCCTTCGGCGAGGAAGAAGGGTACAGCTAAAGGCTGAAAGCACTTAAACAACCTAAAGATTTTATTGCCGCCCAGGGCATTGTCCGCCCATAGGAACAAACCCAAGTTGTGCTATGGTACGCCAACTCGGTTCACTAACCTGCGGGAGCTAAAAGGGGCTCAAGGTGCTCATACCACCCAATCGGGACAAAGCAATGAGTTTTCAGATAAGGGAAAGCCATAGATTTCCCCCAACCGTTGAAAACAACCCTACTTTGTCAGGCAGCAATACCAGTTTAATATCTCTGTTTTGAAAAAACCTCTTTTTGTAAGGTATAGACCCCCTGTATCCAAATGGTACTAAGGCACTTAACGACTACTTAAGGTAAGCAGAATACAGTCTTAGGCTGTTATCCTATAGTAATCCTGAATTGAAAATATATTCCGTACCTTTGGGGGGCTTTAACTTAATTTTTAAACTTCCGTTAGGGGTGGGTGGGGGTAGCTGTTACAACGGTTAGTAGCAGTTAGAGGCTAAGAGTGCTTAGAAGCTGTCAATACGTAGCATATACATACAGTTATTTAACTGTCTCACCATCAATTACGCTGTTAAAGAAGCTGTTAAACTCTTGCCTTTTCCTCAATAAATCAGGGGTTGAAGCAGTGTCTATGTTTATGTTTAAATTTTGTGAAAGTTTAACCCTCTCACCAAGTTTGCTATAAACACTAAACACATTAAACAGCGTTTTGCTGTATAACTCTGGGGTTACCGTCTGCTGTCCTAGTTGCTGTTTACCCTGTTCCAATATCTCTTTGGTATGTTCTGCTAAGTGTTCTGGGGTTAACTCTTGTCTTCTTAAAGACATCTCTATTTCCTTCTGGACATCTTCATTTTTCATTAATTCAACAGCATATCGGTTAGCAGAATGTCTTTTCATATTAGGGTAAGCTCTTTGGGTTGCTTCAGTGGCGTTCTTGGTCTTCAGGTATTCTTTGACAAAGATAGCTTTCCTGATTTCAGGTATCTGTGGGGTTTTTTTCCTGCTCATTCCCTAATTATATTATATTCTCTGAACGGCTTGACATAATACTATAATAATGGTATAATGAGGGTATTATCAATTAAAAGGAGACGCTATGAAATCATCCACGCACACCAGACAAATAAGGCTGGATTTAGAGCCGGAAGATGTCCAATATTTCAATAAATGGGATAAGAAGCAGGAACGGCGGGAAATTGAGGCAATTACTAAACTTGTAAAGATAGAAGGGGGTGATAATTAAATGAAAAAGTATATAAAAGTAACTGTTAACAAAACAGCTAGGCAGATGGGCAGAAATAATGACTGGAGTAGTTACGATAAAGAGTCATATTATTTTAATAACTTGAAAGAGGCGAAAAAATGGTTAAAAGATGAGTATTTTTATTGTAAAACCAGACATAAAACTTTCACTGATGGGATAGACGGGCAGACTGGATGGATATATTCTTTTAAATCAGATGGTGATTGTAAGCATTATGAGCAACACTGGATAAATGCTTACGAAATCCAATCAACACCAGTGCTAATTTAGCCTAGTTAAGAGGCTCAAGGCTAGGTTTTGAGCCTCTGAAAGTAAGCTAAAATAACACTAGCACATTGACAACCTGGAAAACAGAAAGCGAATAACGATATGATTATTCCAAGAGTTGAAAATATGGTAAGCAAGAACGGCAATAAGGTAGCTAATCAGTTTATTATTACAATAAACAGTGTGGGAACATTTTTTCAAAGTTATTACTCAATAATAGCCGGAAAGACTCCTAAAGGTATTATATTAGACAAAAATACGTGGGATTATTCAGTAACTACCGGAAAGTATAGGAATATATTTTTAGGGGAAAGCAAAAAAGAAACGGAAAAGAAAATCAAATCGGGAGAATATAAGTTAGTCGATTTGAACAGTTAATAATTATTTATTAGTTTTCTGGGTTGTCAATGCCCCGCTACCATGCGGGGTTTTTGATGGGTAACCAAAGGAAAGGAGGTTATATGGTTATAATGGAAGAATTGGCAGACGGGAAATTCAAGATAGCCGGAAGGGATAGCCTAGGAGTTGAGCATTTGATTGCTCTCCTAGGAAGTCCGGCGGAAGCTTATGGAAGATACCTTCAGGAGCTGGAGAGGGAAAGGCAGGAAGGAAAGGCACTTGTATAAGTAGTGATAGTATGATATAATTAGTATATTAGTAAATAGAAAGGAAATATGAAAATCTATAAAATATACGATAATGGCGGAAAAACTCTTGACAGATACATAGTCTTAAAAAGCCCCGTAGAATGTCTGAGTGTTGATGGAGTTGATGGAAGTGATTTTAGCCAATGGGGAGCTTGTGTTGACGGAAGCCACCTTGGAAAGGAAATCGGGTTGGAAGACTTGCCGGAAGCTGTCCGCAAGCACGTTTTAGGAAGACTGGCTTGATTTATTTATTATTCTATGCTATAATTAGCTAATTAAAGGAGATGCCAAGATGATTGATTTTCAGGCAGACCACGTTCAAGGAGATGTGGAGGAACAGCAAAGGCGGGAAGCGGTCAAGGAGATGAGGCGGGAGCTCTTGGAAGCCGACCACGATTGCCGGATGTCAGACCCAGATTCAGCTTGTAGTATTTGTAAACGGCTCATGGAAGCTGGAGACGAGGAGATTATCAATAAATACAGGGAGGTAATGGAGTGATAAATCCTGACCTTAAAATATATGACATATTCATCGGAGATAAAGACGGAGGGTATAGCAGCACTTGCCTGGCTTTCAATAAAAAGCTGGCAGTCTATCACTTTCTTGAAGACCCCAACCTTGACCAGTACAACGGCAACGAATTGGAACAATATGTCAGGGAAGTAAATATAAAAGATATAACAGGAGGGGATTTATGACTGAGGAATTAAAGATAGCATTTGCCGACTTAGCAGAGGAGATATTATACGCAAAGTATCTCTTACTAGGTCATATTGATACTAAGTTATACGAGAGATGGCTGGAAGCCGAAAGGAGAATAGGTGAAAAATAAAAAAATTGATGAATATGTAAGAGAAATGGAAATAAGGGGTCTAAATCTTACCGATTTTCAAATGGGAGTTGTCAAAAACCTGTTGACTATTGCCTATTTAGAGGGAGCTTGTGATGCTTTAGGAGAAGATTTGGAAAGATGGAGAGGAGGTAAAAGTGAAAAATAAGATAACCGAAATCTCGGTGAGCAGGTATATTAAGCTGAGCTTGCCTAACTACTCTAGCGACCAGGTAGGAGCTTCAATCACTATGGAGGTAGGGGAAGACCACCAGGAAGCCTTTAAGGAGGCTTACAGCCTCTTAGACGATAAGATTAAAAGTGAGATAGACCGCTTAGGATATACCTATATCTACGGAAAGTTAATGGAGAAGTCAAAAGACCCCGACCCCGACTGGATTAAAAAAGGGTTTGGGGAATAGTTAGAAATTATTAAAAAAGGAGACAATATGGCAAAACGCCAGAGAAATATCAACAAAGCTAATTTTGGGAGAGCTATGAAAATGGTAGACCTGGGAATTAGCCAAGCCATGGTCGCAAAGGTGATGGGTTATAGTGCCGGAATAGTCAACCTGTGGGTGAAATGTAAAACATTCGAGGCTTATAAGGAATATAACAGGCAGTTAGCCCTGAAAATTAAAAGCAAGCAAGAACCAAAAATAGAACCAAATAATGTTGGAAAGGAATACATAATCACGGAAGGACGAATAAATGAGATTTTTAATGATTTGGGGAATGTTTCATATATTATTGAAAAAATATCCACCTCATTATCAAGAAAGGAGAGTGTAAAATGATGATAGATAAGCCGGAAATGGTAACTACCACCATCAGGCTCACGAAAGAACAGCTTGATTGGGTGAGGGAAACAGCCTTCAAAGCAAGGCAAAGCATGAGCTCCCTATTCAGGGATTTATTAGATGATAAGATGTTTGGAGAGGACGGAGGTGAACCAAATGCCGATTAACTTTATGATAAACAAGCCCCAGGACGGAGATATGACCAAGTTTCTTCTTCCCGAAGGCGAATACGAAGCCAAGGTATTGGACTTGGAAGATGCGGGAATGAGCCCGTTTGCCCCCAGCTATACCCAGATAATGTTTACATTTGTGGTTGACCACGAAGGACAGCAATACAACCTCAAAACCTGGGCAAAGAACAGCTGGTGGTTCAAAGAACCAGCCCCTTCAAAGCTCTATAAGATTTACAAGGCGGTGGGGATGGTGGGGACAGACAATGTAGAGCCGGAAGACCCAAATGCCATTATAGGCAAGCCTATCGGTCTTGAAGTTGTCCACAAGAAAGACCAGGAAGGCACTCCCAGGGCAAGGATTGCCGGATTTTACAAAGTGATTACTACTAAAAAGGAGAAATAAAATGGTGAGCGGTGGTTTCGTGAAGTTTTGGGGTCAGGAAGCAAGTATCCATAAAGAGGGTAAGCAGGAAACCTGGTTCACGACCATTGGCAAAATCCATTACGAAAAAGGGCAGCCAGCGTCAGTAGGACTTAACGAAAGGTTCCTTGAAGAAGCATTAAAGAGAGATGTAACGCTGGCTGTCCACATTAAAAGCATGAAGCGGACGATTTACCTCCTGGCTTCAGACTTTAAGAAAGACAGCTGGGTTCACCAACACCCCAGCATTATCAAACCAGGCACTACCTTTAATATCTACATGCACCCAGTTAAGAGGTATTTCTTATGAACAAGGACTTAAAAGAAAGGGCAGAAGCCTGGAGGAAATATACCAACAGCATTATCCTCAAGACCGATAAGGGGGGAATGTTCGGAAACTACATTTTAAGAACGGCAGCTTTGATTGAAGATTTTGAGAAAGCTCTGGAAGTTAAGGAAGATGAAGCTGATATTGAGGAGATATTTACAAGTTAACCCAGGAGGCAGGGAAATGAGAGATAAAACAAATTATAGACTATCCCATGAATTTGAATATGACGGAAAAGGATTGGATTTTAGAGGCTTAAAACTTTGTGTTTGCGGATTTCCTGAAGATTTTCCTTGCCACATAAACCCGCCCGATGACCCTAGAGATTTGGAAAAGAGGTTTAATAAACGATTCAAAGCCGAAGCGGATAGTAGAGTGGAAAAGGAAGATGTAATTACATTAGCACTACTGGCTTTTAGCAAAAACCATCCAAATTACAATGCGTTTGTTAAATCACTAAACTTTCTAACACAAAAGGAGACAGGGAAATGAAGAAGCCAAAATGGGAGAAGGAGTTAAAGAAAAAAGCAAAGAAATTAGCAGACAATCTTGAACTTTGTTTTGGTGAAAGGAAATGTAAAGTTTGTGGAGCAGAACCAGAAAAACAAGCTGATATCATCCGTTCAGAAATAGCCAGAGCCAGACAAGTGGCAATAAAAGAAATAAAAGAAAAGAAGTTTCCAAGAGGTGAAAGACAATGGTGTATTGAATGTGCTAATAGAATTTGTAAATTCATCAAAGAAAGTGAGAGGAAATGACCCACACCCTTACCTTACCGCCCCTCACCGACCTTAATACCTACATCAACCTTGAGAGGACAAACAAGTTTGCAGCAGCTTCCATCAAGAAAAAGGAAACGGAGTTGGTCGCTTGGGAGTGCCATAAGCAAGAGATACCAGCTTTGAAACTGACCAAGATTACCTTCATCTGGAAGCACAAGAACAGGCGGACAGACCCCGACAACAGGGAGTTT